CTTCGAGCCTTGGTGCAAATTAAGATGATCCAATTGGTGCCGTTGGATTCCCCACTTCGCAGGTGGCAGCCTCTGTGTTCTGTGATAGACGCGGCTACTGTGAAGTGCACACACGACTTGTTGCAAGCGGGTGTTCCCCAGGTGGATGGCGTGGGAGGAGTTAGCCGCGTGCAACAGGCGGCTGACAAGGCGTTGCGAGAGAAGGTGCAAGTGGATTACGGAGTGTCCGAGGGTTTGGCCCAGACGTTCGTGGATCTCACAAAGCGCCAGACCTTGCCGGAGATGGTTCTCAATTCATTGGGAGCCGTCCGACGCTTTGTTTTGTGGGTGTGGACCAAGATTCGTGAGGCCTGTGGGCCACGAGTGCTTGATGACATTGAGATGCAGGAGATTGAACTGAACTTGGTGTCGTTGGGGTGGTCGTTTGCGAAAGCTGCGGGAGCAGATTCGTGGACTGCCATGCTCGGATCCAGCTTGCAAAGCTTCGGACTCGTCAAAAACTTGATGACCAAACAGACCAGCTTGATGGAGCGCTACCCGCTTCTATCAATGCTCGGGGAGATGCTGCTGAAGGTGGGCTATGCCGTTGGCTGCGCGATGTGGGAGGAGGCTTCTAAGAGGAGAAATGCGATTTTCGCGGTGGTTATTGCCGTGGCAGAGTCGATTCTCGTTATTGGTCGCCAACTGCTTTTGGGAGAAGATCTGGAGGTGCTGCCCCAGGTGGTGGGACGTGTCGTCGCCCACACCTTGACACTTCTGATCCCGCTTCCGATTGCGGTTTTGGTCCATTCGATGGTGAATCTGGTGCATGCCGATTTGTCTCATGGAACTACCTCTTTCGTGCGTGTCATACTGTCCCACCTGAGGACTCTGGAGGACCAGGAAGTCGAAGAGGTGTCGATTAGCGTTTCGCAGCGTGTGCTGCAGACGGCGAAAGGCACTCCCGACGGAATGGAGGTTCAGATTGCCGATCAGTGGATCCCTGCACCCGCCGTTGTCGAAGGACTGGCGGTGATGCAATCCAAGGTGCAAAGGTCGGAGACCAATATCGTAGACTGTCGGGCGTCACGTAGCATGCGCAAGCCTGCTAGGACCGCAGAGAACGAAATGGCCACCTATGCATTCC